CTCAGTAACAAGAGAAAGCCAAGCCAGTAACTGGCAGAGATTCTGCGAGTGGGTTACAAGCACAAACAACAGACTATATGTAGGTTGGTTTGGTGTCTTGATGATCCCTTGCTTACTCACTGCAACAACTTGTTTTATATTAGCCTTCATCGCAGCACCGCCTGTAGACATAGACGGCATACGTGAGCCAGTTTCCGGCTCGTTAATGTACGGAAACAATATTATATCAGGAGCTATCGTCCCCTCCTCTAATGCAATCGGACTACATTTTTATCCTATATGGGAAGCTGGCACACTGGACGAGTGGCTATATAATGGTGGACCATATCAACTCATTGTCTTTCATTTCCTCATAGGTGTAGCAGCTTATGCTGGTAGACAGTGGGAGCTATCATACAGACTCGGAATGAGACCGTGGATATTTGTTGCATACACTGCACCTTTATCTGCAGCTCTTGCAGTCTTTCTTGTCTACCCATTCGGTCAGGGGTCATTCTCTGACGGTATGCCTTTAGGTATCAGTGGAACATTCAACTTCATGTTTGTCTTCCAAGCGGAACACAACATCCTTATGCACCCCTTTCATATGCTCGGAGTTGCGGGCGTGTTTGGTGGTTCTCTGTTTAGTGCTATGCACGGAAGCCTTGTTACTTCCTCAATCCTTCGGGAGACCACGGAAGAGGTTTCACAAAACTATGGTTACAAGTTTGGTCAAGACGAGGAAACATATAACATTGTAGCTGCACATGGCTACTTTGGTAGACTCATTTTCCAATATGCTTCTTTTAATAATTCTCGTAGCTTACATTTCTTTTTGGCTACTTGGCCCGTGGTTGGCATATGGCTCACCTCAATGGGCATCTGCACCATGGCTTTCAACCTTAATGGCTTTAACTTTAACCAGTCCGTCGTTGACGCTAACGGCAAAATCGTTCCAACATGGGCTGATGTATTAAACAGAGCTAACCTTGGCTTTGAAGTAATGCACGAGCGTAATGCTCACAACTTCCCACTCGACTTAGCATCAGCTGAGTCTACAAACGTAGCACTTACTGCACCACAAATAGCATAACCCCGACGTCCGTTCATCGCTTTATGCGACGCATGTCATCTAGTCATGGAACGGGGGCTAGGTATCGGAGGAAGCTATGACAGTAACTTACGTTTACCGTGGTGTTACATATACTAAAATCGTTAAGTAAATGGCACATCAAAGCTCGGTCATGAGAGCAGCAGTCACGAGGTTAGAGCCTCAGACATACCCTGCTCCAGAACCAGAAAACAAAACTGAAGAGAAGAAAGAAGATGCTCAACTAGAGACACCTTCTTACTGATCTAAGCAGAGGAGCACCTCAGAGTCGGACTCCTCTGCCGTTGGCATAAGCCTCTACGGAGATACCTGATGCCGTCTAGACGGTGGGAAAGACCACAAAAATCTCGAGAAAAAAAATTAGTACTAAGCAATATTAATCCTTTTTTTTTAATCCATATCAATGGCTCAACAGAACAGTACTCTGACTACGGCTCTTACACGCCCCGGTCAGAATAACAGCACAGGCGATTCCCGTGCCCTTTATTTAAAGCTGTTCAGTGGAGAGATGTTCAAAGGCTTCCAGCACAATGCAATCGCTAGAGACCTTGTAATGAAGAGAACACTTACAAACGGTAAGAGTCTTCAGTTCGTCTACACTGGACACACAAAAGCCGAGTATCATACACCCGGTAACAGCATACTAGGTAACACCGATGGTGCACCTCCAGTATCTGAGAAGACCATCACTATTGATGACCTTCTAATCTCTAGTGCTTTCGTTTATGAACTAGATGAAACACTAGCACACTATGAATTGAGAGGAGAGATCTCTAAGAAGATCGGTTATGCTCTTGCACAGAAGTACGATAGACTAATCTTTAGAGCTATCGCTAAAGGTGCTAGACAAGCTTCTCCAATCACTAAGTCAGGCTTTGTCGAGCCCGGCGGAACACAGATCAGAGTTGGTACAAACAACCAAGCATCTGACGCATACGTTCCAGCTTCTCTAATTGCAGCTTTCTATGATGCAGCTGCTGCTCTAGACGAGAAAGGAGTAAGCTCTGAAGGACGTGTTGCTGTGTTGAACCCAAGACAGTACTACGAACTTATACAAGGTGTAGGTTCTAACGGACTCATCAACAGAGATGAGCAAGGTGGTGCGTTACAGTCTGGACAAGGTATCATTGAAATTGCAGGCATCAAGATCTTCAAGTCAATGAACATTCCATTCTTCGGATCATACGGTACTAAGTACGGTTCTGCATCTGCAACAAACCCCGGTGTAACTAGCCCCGGAAACGTAGGATCATTCGTTGGTGAAGCAGCAGAAGACGGTAGAGCTTCTGTAACTGGTATCAACAACAACTATGGTAATGCTACAGACTTCGCTAACAGCTGCGGACTTATCTTCCAAAAGGAAGGAGCCGGTGTTGTAGAAGCTATCGGACCACAGGTTCAGATCACTTCTGGCGACGTTTCAGTTGTGTACCAAGGTGATGTAATCCTAGGTAGACTCGCAATGGGAGCGGACTTTTTAAACCCTGCTGCTTGCGTTGAGTTAATCGCTGGTGCTGCTACTGGATCATCAGGTAATGCTGCGTTCGGTACATCATATCCAGCTAACGCTTAATTTTTATTTTATATACGGGAGCTTCGGCTCCCCTTTTTTATTATGCCTTTTCCAACCACAAATGCTACACAAGAGCTACCAGCTATAAACCAGATACTCACATCATGTGGTCAGGCTCCTGTAACTACACTAGACCAAACCAACCCGGAAGTTGCGATTGCTTATGATACACTGTTACAGGTGTCTAAAGAGGTACAATCAGAGGGCTGGACCTTTAACAGAGAGTATCACTATGAGTTTACAAAAGATAATAACGACGAAATACTTATACCTAATAATGTATTACAGATAAAACTCACAGAAAACGCACAGAACACACCCTACCACGCTGTACGTAGAAGTGGCAAACTGTATGACAGACAGAACCATACATACAAATGGACATATAGTCCTATCGAATGTGATGTTATATGGGAGTTTGATTATATAGATTTACCACAACCAATAAGTAACTTTATTGTAGCCAGAGCAGCTAAGATTGTATCTGGTAGAATAGTAGGTGATGATGACCAGTATGCTAGACTTGAGAAAGAGGAAGCATTACAAAGATCTACTGCTCTTGAGTATGAAACATCACAGGGACAGTACACTATGTTTGGACATCCACAAGATTCACAAAACTACTATCAAAGCTATCAACCATTTCACGCTTTACAAAGATAATGCCAGCAGTAACACAAAGAGTTGACAACTACCTTGGTGGTGTATCTAGACAATCAGATGATAAGAAACTTCCCGGTCAGGTAGAAGAGTGTCTTAACGGATACCCTGATCCAACCTTTGGACTTACTAAGAGACCCGGATTTCAATGGATTGCTAATCTAGGTACAGGCACTACATACGACTCATCCAAATGGTTCTACATATCTAGAACACAAGGAGAGAGATACATAGGGTGCATCACACCAGCGTCAGGAGGCTCTACAGGAGCCATTGCAATCTGGAACGCTGTAACTGGTGCATCTGCCAACATTACATACGGTACAGGGGCACAGGCGTACCTTACAGGAGTACGTACAGATTATGACGTACTGACTGTACAAGACGTTAGTATCATAACTAACAAAACAAAAACAGCAGCTGTAACAGCAGCACCTTCATTCACTGCCAACTCACAGGGCACTATCAAATTGATAGGTGACGCAAACTTAATACCTTATAGTATTACAGTAGCTGGTCAAACTACTACATTTACGTCACTAAATAGTGATGATTATTCTGATGTATTGACAACCATGAAGACCAATATAGATAACTTTAATATATCTGGTCTAACAGTAACTAAACTATCAGACAGTCTACATCTATCACGTACCTCAGCTTTTACCTTGACAGGTACAGGTGGTACAAATGCTAACAAGCTTGGTGTGTTTCAAGATCAAGTTGCTACATTAGCAGAGCTACCTAATGAGTCTAAGAACGGACACGTAGTTAAGATACTTAATAGTGGTGCTACAACATCT